ATAAGGAACTTCATACCATTTGTTTCCGTTTGAATCCCTTACATCCAATATATCAATGATATTTGTATCTGCTAAGTTTATAGTCTGAAATTCTTCATAATCACCAAACGTAAATTCTTTGGTTACGATTTCAGCAGAAATGGCTTGAACTAATTTCTTAACCAGATAAAATGTTACTTCACCTGTATTAGTATCCCTCTCATAAACTGAAATTTCCCTATCCACTTCATCATTAAAATCAACTACATCTTGTGTTACAAATGAAACTCCGTTATTTGATTCTACTACCATACCTTCCCTAATTCTTAATAAATAAGTTTCATCATAGGTATTGTTTTCACCAACTCCAGTAGCAGGAACTAATTGATATACAGAAAGTGTAGTTACAGATGGTGAAGTTACTTTGGGTTTGTATCCCAAATATTGTGAAAGGGCCATCACATTTTCTATATCATCTGCATAAAGTAGTAAACTTTCTTTTAACGTATCATCTATATAATAGGAAAGAGAATCTCCTATAAAAGATGCCATTTCAATAAACATCATACCCGGAGAAGATTCGTTAAAATCTGAATAGGTTTGTGGAAAATAGGTTTTTGCAAACTCTATTAAGTTTGTCCTAAATGATTGAAAATCTCTGTTTAGATATTTTATATCTTTACCAGATGTTTGAAAATCTTTATTTAATTTTGTTATTGCCATATTTATTATACCCCAAATGTTACCGTTTCCAATTGAACATTATCACCTATTCTAAAATCTATTGATACGTTTACTCTATTATTATCTTTTAAAGAATCGGTTTGCTCGATTTCAATAGATTCAACACTAACATACGGCAACCATTTCTGTAATGTGGTTTCAATCGTTGTCTGTATTTGAGTGGATACATCTTCATTATTAAATTCAAATAAAATTTCACGCAACCCACTACCAAATTCAGGTTGCATGATACGTTCTCCCCTTTGTGTTAAAAGTAAATTTCTAATATTTGTTTTTACTTGTTCGGTGGTAGTAAATGTTTGTGCAAACGCAGTATTTGTTATACTCAATGGAAGAGATAATCCGATTGCGTAACTTTCAAATTCCGTTGTATCTTTCACATTTTTTCTACCCAATGTTACTGCCATAATCCCTTACCTTTTAAATCGTTTAACTAATTCTGAATTATCCCTATTCAAAACCCTGTCTAATCCTGCCAATCCGGTACTTACTCCTAATCCACCTTGTGATGGTTTTGGGGTTAAACCCATTTCTGCTTCCATTTGAGCTCTCATAGAACTTATAGGTGCTTTTGGATTTAATCTATGTTCCATAGTAGGCCATTCATCGTATTCACCACCCCTTCCACTTGCTTCAGTAATAGGTTTAATCATATCTAATACTGAATTTGAATTCGTTCCATTCCGTTGTTCTGCGGTAAATGGTTTTGTTTCACTTAATATCTCATTCAATATTTCATTTTTTGTGTAGGGTTGAGTTGGAGTTGATTTTGAGTGAGATGGTTTTGGATTTTTGACTACCCTTTCACTCAACTCAACTCTCTTCAATTCTCGTTTTACCATTTTAGGAAGCTGTCTTTTTACTTCTTCCTTTACTAAAATTTGTATCGCTTGTGTTAATTTATCTATATTCATTGTTTGAATAAATTTAGTTCTTTACTATAAGTATTTAATTTATAGTTTTTTAATCAAACAACGTAACCACTCCAAGGTAAAACTCCGGGTGCTGGAACAGATACTGGAAAAGCTGGATATAACGATATAGTATTTACAACTCCACTAACGGTTTGTAGGTGAGTGGTTGCGGTGGATACAAAAATATCTAAAAATGTAGATGTGTTATTTTGAGCAGACAAAGGAGGCGATGGTGGCCAAGTACCAGGAAAAGTTACTACATTAGTTATAACTGAAATATTTTGTAGTGAACCAGGAGCTGGTATAATAGGTATTGGAATAAGTTGTAATGTAGCACCTATCCAATAAGAAATAATTCCCTTGCCAAATTCATTGATAAGTTGAAATGTGGGTGATTTTGTATTTGAACCTAATCTTAAACTGATTCTAAATGTTTCTCTCATAGATTCAATGTTACCCTGTTGAATACTTACAAGGTTTAAAGAATCTCTACCCCTTCGTATTGCATTATCGTATTCAGTTGCATACAAATCAGCAACCGAATCTATATTTGATATTGAATCAGGGTTATCTACTGCTCTCTTTATATTTTGTTTGAATATATCCCAAGACATTATGAAGTTTTATTTAATTCACTCAACATACTATTCAACTGATTTTTAATTTTAGTAAATGTTGCTCGGTTTGTGGGGCCGGTGGAAGATGGGCCAGACGGGGTTAAAAAAACTTGATTTTGAATTGCATCTATCAATTGTGATAATAAATCCAATAATGTATCTCCCTTAACAATTGGTTCTAATGATTTATTACCTAAATTTATACTACCGTTGCCAGTATTAAAATTTATGTTAAATTGATTTGTTTCTACATTTATAGAATCGGATACATTTATCTCAATACCACCCTTATTGTCAATAGATAAAGTTCCATCTGAAATAAATCCATAATTTTTTTTTGAATAAAATATCATTTCACCCGTTTTGGATGAAAGGATAATTCTATCTGAATTTAGGAGTATTTGATTACCCAATAAATTGTTAGGGTAATTAGAAAATGATTTTGGCTTGGTTTGGAAATCGGAACTACCCCCTTCATTTACAGTACCAGGTTGGAATGGAAGTTGGTATTGTCCAGAACCTAATACTATAACACTACCATCTCTATTTATATCTTCCAAAATAGTAGTTGTATCAGAACCTAAATTTTCATTATTCAAAGTAAGAGGCGATTCACCATTCCGTAAAATAATAGTTGGTGAAAATTCGTTTTGGGAGTTGTTATATGCTGAAAAACGAATGGATTGCCCAAACCTACTTTCTAATAAAGTATCACCTTCAAAAAAAGATAATTTATGTATAGTATCATTAGATTCAAAATACTGACCGTAACCATCGGTTTTTGATTCATTATTAGAGTTGGTTCTACTAATTCCGGTTTGAGATACTTTTGAATAATCTGATGATTTCTGTATCTGTGATTCATCTTTCTTAAATGTAGATGATATCGTATCTGTTAGAGAATTTACGTTTGGGGTTATAGAAAATCCAGTTCTTTCATATACATTCTGTCCCCGGCCATTTTTATATACTCTTACAACTTCATTTTTTAGGGGTAAAGTTTTTAAGTTAATATCGGGATATGCGATTTCGGGTTCGGATTCAGAACGGGTTAAATCATCTTGTCTTTTATATAAAATACATCCAACATATTGAGAACGGGGTTCTTGCTCTTCCACAAATTCATCAATAAACGGACTATCTGTATCTAATATCACATCAAATACATAAGCTATAAAAGAATCTTTTTCAGATTTTCTTTCTGTTGGGATTTGGTTAATTGCCAGTTGTCTAGCACTTGCGATATTCATTTTTTAGATAATTTTTTCTTTGATTTATCTATATCGGATGTATCAACCTTATCTTCCAATTGTTCTATATCTTGTAGTAGTTGTTCCCTTTCTGCGGCAGTCAAAAAACCTTCATCTCCTTCGTTCTTACTTTCTGCTATCATCAACCTTTGAGCAATGGTTGCCAATTTAATTAAAACTTCATCATTTTTTACAGATGTTTCAACCAAATCTTTGATTATAGGCCCGATAACTGCAATATCCCCCTTATGTTTAACCATATTTCTCATTTCGTGTATCAATTCAGAAATACGAGTCTTTTTGTTTAGTTGGTTATCATAGATATCCTTAAATAAATCACTCAAATTTTTGCCAGGAAATAAATTGAAATCTTTATCCATTATAGTAAATCATTTATATATAAATATCTACAAAACAAAAAGTAAGTTTAGTAAGACCAAAACTCATCTTCATCTTCAATATCGTTGATTACACCGTATTCCAAAAAGTTGTTTAACATATCATCTTGATATTCTTTCATTGTTTTTACAACCTTTGTTATATAATGTGTCTTACAATTTGTCATCTCTCTAATCAAAAGATATAGATGTTTTTTGTTAAAGTTTTCAACATGCTCACTTCGCCTGAATAATTCTAATACCGCATCCGCTATTTGAATATCTCTCTTTTTTACAAATACTCTATTCAAATTTTTATCCCAAAAAGTTAACATCAATTCTTTGAACTCTCTGTAATCTTCATTCATTTCTCGTTCATAAAAATTATCTTCAGGATTCCAACTATCGGAAATACTGGATATGAGTTCTGTATTTTTATATCGTTTGTAATTTTTATTATTTCTTGCAATTAAATAATTTTTTGCAATAATACTAAAATAAGAAAACGCTTTACCTTTTCCTTCTTGAAACATATGTATTTTTTCCAATAGATGAGAAACTACTTCTAATTTCACATCTTCTTTTGGAACATCAAAATACTGAAACTTAAACGTATTTAATACATTTTCTGCTAATTTATCAAATGGATATAAAATATGATTTTCATATATAATATCCCTTTCTCTTTTATCTTCAGTATTATTGTATTGGATTATTGCGTTTTCAGTTTCTTCTGTAAAGTAACGTTTTTTTGTTTTACGTTTTGGCATCTACATAATAGGGTAAAAATTGATAGTTCATTCTACCAATTCGTTGTAACGTTCTACTAATTGTTTTAATTCAGTAAATACTGCACCTACTTCATCATCGGATTCAAATGAGCCTCTTATATCTATTTCCCGCATTTCATCTAACATTGTATTTAATGAACTTTGAACCGCTATTCGTTCATTGTAACTTCTATCTTGTAATGATTCTATAATCCTTACTAACTTCATTCCTCTATTTATTAAAATAATATTTAATAAAACTGATACTGAAATTAAAATCGTAATAATAATTTGTATATCCATAAAATTATGCTTTTATTTTTGGGCCAAAATAAGGAAATGTTTGAGTTCCTTTTAGTTTTTCATCCAATCTATCTAACTCTTCTAAGATTTCGGATTCATCAACTACCTCATTATCTATCAATTTATCCAAAAGAATTTCTAATAATAGTTGTAATGAATTTACCCTTTTTTGGAGTTCTATGATTTTAAACGAGTCTTGATTATCAATCATTTCCATTCTCCACTGAACCTGAAGGTAAAATTATACCCAAATCACTTAGAAATTCTTCAAATCCAAAACTCCGTTTCTTAATAGTTTCATCAAAACTACCAAAAGCCCTTTTTATAGAATTTGGTTGGTAACCCATCGCTGCAGCCAATTTAGAACAAACATATTTAAATTCGTGTATATCTAAATCATCAGGTATATCAAATGTTATTTTGTTAATATCCCTAACAGCAAAAAAATTATTTTTTAGTTCGTATGTAAGTTTAGCCATATTATTTTTATTATACCAGCTGATAACCCATTTCAAAATACTTATGGGAATACTTATATTTTGTAAATACTGTTTCACCTTCAGGTGATTGCAACATTACTCGTTTGTTACGTGGAATTTTCTCTTCTCTTATCTGTGGGTTGTATCTTCTCACAGAATTTTTATTTGAAATTCCGTTTATAGAATCTACTAACCTCTGAACATAAGTTGAAATTAGTAATTGTTCATCATTCATAAATTCATCTATATCTCTCCATTCATCCCTTTCACTTCCAAACTCAACTACACCCATATTAGATGTCTGAACATTTATTCGGTTGTATCTAATAACCCTTCTTACTCTATTTTTCTTTGAATCATCTTTTTCAAAATATACAAGGGGTTGAGAATCAATAGGTGAAATTTTCGGATTCACTAAAAAGAGGGTATCTTCTTCACCTACATTGATACATACAACAGGTAGTTCCATGCCCAAATCCAATGCAGTGTATCCTAATCTGTTTCTTATAACTCTACTTTTAATTTGGGTTAATTGTTCATTTGTAATCGTAGTATCAACATCAATTTTTTTTACTATCATCGTTATTTTTATTTTGTGTTTGTGTTTTTGTTAATATATAATTAATAGAATGTATATCTCCAATATAGTTATCAAATTTTGCATAATAGTTGAGAATAGATGGAGATTCTTTAATTTGTTTTTTTAATTCTTCTACAT